GCCTGTATTTTGTGTGCGTGTTTCTTACCGCTGTTTTCTATCTTACTTACACTTGCTTTTGCATCTTTCTCAGTTGCAAACTTCAAACCATGAATTGTTCCTTTTGGATTCTCGTCTGTATAAAGGTCAGAGTGTTTATCACTTCCTGCTGGTTGACCTTTTTTTCTGGGGATTCTAGGTTCTTCTCTGACAGATCCTTTGAGTCTACTTGCTTCTGCTCTGCCACGATTTTTGGATTGGTTTTCAAATCCTACTATTTTTCCACTCTTATGTGATGCATCCTTACCATCTCCATTTCCATAAGTACCTTTCTCACGATTGTACTTTACAAGTTCTGCACGATACTTAATTCTCTCAGGAGATGACTGAAACTTCTTGTATTCAGCTTTGTAATCTCTTACATATTCTTTGAAGGTTATCATTGTCCAGACTCTTTTTTTGCAACTTTTCTAGTGTAAATTTCTAAATCTTGTATATCTCCACTCTCAACAGGAAATCCATCTTTTTTTACTTTAGCCATAAATGCTTCCATTTTATTTTCAAGATCTTTAACATCATATCCTTCTTCTTCAGGATCTTTACCTATCATTCTAGCAAGTTCTGCATTGACATAATCGGTTGAGTCACCAACCCACGTTTTACTATAACGCATTAACCAGACTTTTTTTATTTTAAAATTGTTTACTATAATCTCATCCCAAGCTTCTTCAGTTCTTCTCAGTTTCATGTAATCTGTCAACAATCCTCTGAGATGTTTTGCATTCTTTTTATATATTGCTTCTACACCATCTAGATAATCTTTGATAATCAAATTCAAGGTCTTTTTATCATTTTCTCTGGCAGACATTCCAAGATTCATCCAATCAATATAATATCTACCTGGCTGAGTTTTAGGAGCACTAGCTCCCTTCATTACCTTTGGCCAATATTTTTTCAGTAGTTTTCCTACTAGATCTTTTAATCCGTTTGTATATCTACTAAGATCCTCAAATCCAAATCTACCTTTGAGAAAATGTAATTGTACATATCGTCTTCCAGATCTGTCTGGAGCACTCATCATATCTTGATTGAATGCACCAAGAATGTTTGCATCTAACTCCAATAGTACTCCCCCTTTTGTACCAACCCCCTGTTCCATGTAACTACCTCTCATCTCAAAGAAAGATGAAATTGATGCTTTTTTATTCTGTAATTTTTTTACTTTTTCATATCCTAAATCATCTGTAACATGGAATACAGTTGCACGTACCTCCTTAGGCCAGATTCTTCTCATTATGGAACTTGACAAAGGCATCCAGAATGCCTCAAATCCTATACTAGAAGCAGTACTAACTTGAAATAATCGTGTGGACAAACTTTCTTGCCACTTTAGATCTTCAGTGACAAAAGATTTGAAGGATATCACAACTTACCCTTACCAAAGTTAGATACGTTGATTGGTTTACCTTTGCGATCTGGGTCTTTATCATGCTTTCGTTTTTGTCGAACAGCATTTGCCCTTTGTTTTTTGGTGAGTTGACGAATTTTTCTGTTAGACATACATTTTGGTTTAGGTCCATCTGGATCTCCATCACCATCTTTGTCAGGTCTAGCACATGGGCCTAGAACCTGTCCATCAGTTCCTATGCGTTTCCAACCACCCTCTGGATTATCTTTACTAAACCACTTTCGGAGATCTTCTCTGAACTCTTTATAGGTTATGCTTTTTTCCATCCTCCACCTTTACTTTTATACCATTTTGCAGCCCATCCATTTGCATACGCTGAAGGATATACATCGAACTTAGATTTTGCAAGTGATTTTGCTCTTGACCATAGAGTTGGATTTGTTGGAACATTTTTTTCTTCTATATTTTCCTCACCAACTGGAACACAATTAGGAACCATCTTATCACCTTTCTTTTTCATTCCTTGCATCTCATAACCATCCCAACATGGTCCTTGCGCTTCATTCTTAGGTTTCTTTCCTTTTTTCTTCATGTCAATTGCAATTGCAGCTTGTTGGGCCGCACTATGTGCTTCCTTGATAGAATCAAATCTCAGATCGTAATTGTATTTGACTACACTAGGAGACATCTTCTTCAAGTATACATGAATCGTAGAACTACCTGTGTGATGTGGCATGGTGAAGTTTGACTTACCAGTGATCATCCTTCGATCATCAGTTGCATTGACAACAACCTTTGCCAATTTTCTTCTTTTGATTTCATCACCAACATACTGATCTGTTCGATCATCGTATTCACATATAGATTTTCTGAATTCTTTGTAAGTTATCATTAGTTATCTACCTTTGCTCCTGCTCTCCATTGAAAACAACTCCAATACCTTGCTTTGTATTTGGGGCCTGGATCAGCACAATTGTGTCTTGCACGAAATGACTTTCTCCTTGCAGGGTCATCTCGTTTGATCTCCATATTTGGATCTCCGAATCCCAACTTGATTACGTTACCTTTTTCATTCTTGACATAGACGTAAAACTTTTTCTTACCATCACTAGATCTTTTTGGATCATTTAAAGTAACTTTTTTACCTTGATATTCAGCTTCTTGCAATTGATGATCATAACAATCATCACAACAAGGTTCCTCACTAAATTGTTTAAATGTTTTCATCACATCCACATAGGTTATCGGGTGTACATTCACATGGATCACAACTACAGTTTTCGCATTTGCATTCTTCGTTATTGCACATTTTTTCCTTTTATGAGTTTTTGAAGTTCTGCTGTCGATCCAACAAATAATGCATTGGTTACATTCTTAGGTCCAGATACTTCTGTGACTTTTTTCTTTGTTGTTTGTAGATTGACCAACTTCTCTGCATTATCAGCGTTGGTCTTCAATAACTGCCCTGCAACCTCATAGGCTCTAGGATGGTCAGTCTCTTTTGCAACTTGTAGAATACCATCAAGTGCATCCTGACCTCTCTCAATCAGATGATAAAGATTTTCTCGACTGTACTTGAAATCATCGTTATCTTCGTCTTCGGTTTGTGTTCTAGGGACCAGAGGGGTTGAGCTGGTGACTGCAACGGCCTTTTCTGCGATTCCGAGAACTTCATCAAGTTTTTCCATGTCATGATAATTGTTCCAAGGTTTTTATAGTTATACTTCCTACCATATTACTAGGATGGGAAGTACAAATATATCTATAAGTTCCTGTGCTTGCAGTTGCAAAATGAGGTACTTTCCAAATCAAGAATCCCTCTGTTTTTCCATTTGCACTTGTTCCAGTTGTCACTGTTCCATTATTAGCAATATGAATTAGTCCATCGGCACCATTAGATGTTGTTAATGCAGAACTTGATGCTTGTATTTGAAATGGATGATTTCCAGCAAGAGCTCTCAAATCAAATATGTAAGTCAAATCTGCAAGGAGATATAAATGTTCATTAGAACCATTACTTCCATCAGATTCATAATCATTAAAAACGTAAGCACTAGCATCTGGTGCAGATATTGTGTAAACTGCGGCTCCCATAGGTATTGCGAGTGCTGTTGTTTGATCTAAAGTTACATTATTTACTTTAACATCTTTGTTATCAAAACTGTCTGACCCATCATGTAATAGTATCTGTCCTGCATTTGCACTTGAAATTGTAGTATCAGTCAATGCAGCTAAAGTTGATACTCCAGCTCCTACTGTTATTGTCTTGGTTGCACCCGAACCAGTAGCAGTAACCCCAGCTCCCACAAAGTTTAGTGTGGTAGCTGCGGTTGATAAAGAAGATCCTTCTTCCTGTACAGTAAGTGAACTACCTCCAACTGAATCTGCATACGCTTTTACTGCAGCTGATGTTGGAATTGTTGTGTCGTTATTGTTTGAACCAATACCTTCACTCTGAGTTACTACTGATGCAGCTGCAAAGTCAGCAACTTCTAGGTTTGTGATAGAGTTACCTGTACCATTTGCATCAATTGTCTTTTTAGTAAAAGTATTTGTTGAACTTGCACTGACAGTGATATCACTTGTGAGGGCTACTGTTCCAGCAGATGCAGGAAGTGTAATTGTAACATCAGCTGTGGCAGCAGGACCAATCAAAGTTACTGCATTGGTTCCGTTATCTGTATCTTCTTTGAAAAGTATCGAACCAGCTGCACTTGAAGAACCAGTAAGTGTAGGTGCAGTCAAAGA